GATGTAATCAGCTTGTCGATTGAGGATAGAATCTACGATTATGCAGTAAAGTCGGCAGCGGGGGCTTCGTAATGAAGTATTGCTGCAATGAAGTATTGCTGCAGGGAGCATTTTTGGAGGGGGAGGGATAGATAGCCATGATTGAAGGAGCAAAGTGATGCACAAGCATGGATTAAGCTTTCTAGCTTATTTTCTCTATTCGCGAGAGTATATCGTTTCAGTCAACAGCAATTTTCCTGTGCCAAAAGGGCACGACGCAAATTTCGCATGGAGCCAGTACGAAACTGCGGTAAAATTTGTCAGAGAGTAACATTTTGTTACGTACCCTTGTTTCTATGGTTCTAAATGCTCATTCGCTAAAATTGCTATTCCCTACACGATATACCTCTCGCTCAATTTACCAGAGTTCTATGTGTGACAGCCAATCAGCATCCTACTGCGTACTCACTTCTTGGATGCGCACGCAAGAATGCAACACTTCGATGATTCCGGACACTTATTCGTTGAAATTGCTCTTCCTTGCACGATATATCTCTCGCTCAGTTTACTATGATAACAGCCATCTTACATATTATTAATACTTTGTCAACAGCGTCAAAATTGCATCTGTCGACGTTTAAGGCTATTTGTGTTATAATATAGAGCATTGTACATAAAAAACGCTAAACCCTAGTATTTATTGGATTTAGTGGTTCTTTTTTTTACTAGATGAGTTCAAAATGAGTTCCGAAAATTAAAATTCACTATTTTTAGTTGACTTATCAACGGTTAAACTCTCTAATTTGTCTACAGCTTTTCTATTAGCTTCTGGCATCATGTGAGCGTAAAATTCAAAGGTTGTGTTTTTATCTGCGTGACCAATCTGTTTAGCGACTGCTAGAATATCTCCGGTAGCTGCGTAAAGCATTGAAGCATAGCTGTGCCGGAGAATGTGAGGACTAATTCTTGGCAAGCCTAACTTAGTACAGTGATATTGCATATATGTTCTGATAGCCGACGGTTTTATGCCATCAAAGATATAATCTTCTGGTTTAGCCTTATAAAGCGTGCCTATGTAGTCTATGATTTGATTATAGAGGTATTTCGGTATTTCAACATCACGCACGGAGCTTCTTGTTTTTGGTGTGCTAATGACAAATTCATCTTTATTGTGTATCCTCATCAGTGATTTATTAACATGAATTTTATATGGCGATATATCCTCGATTTTCAGTGCCATAACTTCACCTATGCGCAAGCCTGCCCAAAAGATGATATTGAACAGTACTCTATGTGAAGCTATCTTAATATCGTCATAGAAAATCTTATACTGTTCTACTGTCCATAATTTCGCACGTGTATCGTTGGAATATGGCTTTACCCTGTCAGTAAGAGTGACAGGGTTATTTTTTGTCCCGCAATTTCTTTTAGAGAATTCAAAGACCTGGCTTAATTCTGAACGTATCTGATTTAGCAGTCTGCTTGAGAGCCGTTCTTTTTTTGATTTCTCATTTTGAATGGCAAGCCAGCGCATAACTTGAAGCGGAGTAACCTTGTCGACGTTCATATTCTCAAAGAAAGGGAGGACATAATATTTTAATGCCTGGTTTTTCTTGTCGACAGTCGACTGCTTTAATTCTCCTAGCTTCAATTTGCTGTCCAGCTCTTGCTGGTATGCTGCAATAACTTCGCTAAATTTCGGATCATGTGTATGAGTTTTGTTTCTCATGTCGCTTTCGTATTTTTCAGCATCACGCTTTTTATCAAAACCTCTTTTGGTTGTATGTTTTCTTACGCCTTGCCAATCTTTATACCAAAAAGCGCAGTCCCATTTTCCTGTTTTCGGATTTTTTGTTACTGTCATGTTTTGCAGCTCCTTTCATGTAATTTTTGCCAAAAAATGCAAAAAAATCTCTTTAGTATTTAGCTTATAAGCGACTTTTTGAGCCTTCTACTTATATTTATATTAGTAAAAATTAAATGCTCATATAAGCTAAATATGAAGCTCTGATAAGATTTTCAATCTACAAAAATAATGATATAAACTGTATAAAAACACTGGCTTGAAAAGCAACCTGGGATTTTATGTTCAGACTGTTTTTCAAGCCTTTTTTATTTCAAAAAGCACAAAAGCAGGCTTAAAGCCTGCTAGTGAATGTTTTAACAGGCTAGGGGAATAGTCTGTTACTTTTTTGATAATGGTTCTTGCGTTATGGATTCATATTCGTTTTTGTATTGCGTTGTAATATCCTTGAAATTTGAAAGAGTTTTTTCGACTTTCGCCATAAATGAATTACGATTATAATTTTCTTTATCTCTTAAAATCATAAAAACATCTATCAAATCTATCTCGTTTTGTATTACTGCTTCTGCTAACTGTTTAATATGGGAAGCCTTGGCTTTTTTGTCATTAGCTAATTTCTCTTTAATTTCCACAAATCTAGGACGATAGTAATATGCCAAATCTCCACCGGCACGGTCTTGATACTCTGTTGAATAGTTTTTTATAATTTCTTTTGTTTTTGGAAAAAAATCATCGATTAGTAAAGAGACCGACGGCTTCACATAATTTTCGTTTATGTATTTTGCATTACTTGCTTCTGACGCTTCACAAATTGATGATATTGTAAAAACAAGTAGGGCAGCAAGCACAAGAAAAAGCTTTTTCATGATACCGACCTCCTAGAATGGGTGACAGCGTTTACAAGGTGTATATCCAGATGCTCTTGCTTCTGATTGTGATTCGATGTAAACCTTATTGCCGTTACTCATTTTTGATACAGAGCTGCAGGTGTTTGTGTGTATCTTGCCGGTGTTGCGATTGCCTACATAAGCTTCTGCTGATAATGTAAATGTACCGATGCAGAAAATAGTTATTAGTGCTATGATTATTCTTTTCATTGATGCTGGCTTCCTTTATTGTTTGTTAAGCAAATTCGATATTATAGCACATGGTTCCTCGTATTCCGATAGGCGTATAATGTACGGCGTTGCTCGTCCTTCTTTAAATATGTGTAATCCACCGTCACCGTCGGAAATAGAGAATAGTTTAGAGATTGGAAAAGCAAAAGCTTTTGAGCTGCCTAAAAAGCCTATACGCATATTGCTTATCCAAAAGATGCCCCACGAATCAGAAGTCCAAAAAGAGGAAGTTTTTCTTGATACACTCATAGAGCCTACATGATAGCGAACACCTTTACAGATGCGTATAGATGCAGATGGTCCGGAATAATTAATTTTTTTGGTAACAGTTTTCATTTTCATCATATCTGCGTATGCTGAATAATGAAGTATTTCGCCGTCCTTATATATGATCTGAACATCATTTTTATCATAGATTGGTAATTTATCGTTAACTGTGATGTCATATAGGGTTCTGTTTAGCTCTATTTTTCCATTCCAGTATTTTACTTCTTTAGGAGTGAGATGTTCGCATACAAGCAAATACTTGCTAAATTTCTGTGCTTCATCTTCTGTTACTATTCCGTCCTGCATTATATTAGACCATATGTTATTACAAGCCATGGATTGAGCTTCAGCAAGTTGCTCATCTGTAATATGTTTTTCCTTTATGAAATTATACATATTGGTAAGCTGTGTTTTGTCTTCGTATTCATCTTTCATGGCTACAGTTGTTAGCATTTTCGTATATTCTTGAATATCCTCTTTTGATGCTTTGCGTGAAAACCACCCGAACATTAATACCGACTCCTTTCGATACATACGAAAAAGAGGACGGACATATGCGCCCTCTTATCGCTGTAGTTCTTCTACAAATTGCTCCCTAAAAGTAATCTCCCTAACATCAAGTTGAATCATTAAGTCCGTATTTTACAGTTTCAGCTTGCTTTTTTTGCAACCAGTTGGTTGGCAATTTCTATGCAGAGTAGCAGGAAATACACATGCTCTGTTAGTAATTGTCGAATCAGCTGTGCATACTCGTTAGTGGTATGACATCGACTTCGTTTTAACCTCCTTCCTTTAGATTGCAAGGTATTATGCCATGCTGGCGAAGGGGAAGTCAGGCCTTGCCTTTGCCTTGCAACAGCCCTTTTATAATTTGCTCGATAGCCATCTTTTGGGTGTCATCGAGCTTCTGAATCTGTTTTGCAATCTCAATAGCCTGTTCGTCGAGAAGCTGGGCGTTGAGCTGCTGCTTTACTGCTTCGGTGTCTATGCCGAGGGATTTTGCTTGTTGTTCTGTTACACCGAGAGCGTAGTCTTTATCTTCATAAAAGTAACCAGCAGGAATGCCAAAGTAATTAGCAATAGCTTGTATGGTCGCTACTTTTGGCTCAGAACGACCACTTTTCCATAAAGAAAATGTTGAGTTGCTGATACCAGTTGCTTTAGCAACTTGGTATGCTGTTGTATTGTGTTCTTTTAGAAGAGCTTCAAATTTTTCGTACATTCGATACCTCGAAAAAATATTTTACAAAAGCAAAGCAAAACTACTTTACAACTCTAACACATTATGTTATAATATTACTAAGATGTAAAACAAAAATACTTTAAAGCCGTAAAATAATTTTAAGTATTTTACATTTGTCAATTAAAGTATATCACGTTCAAAATTGAACGTCAAGAAAGGAGTGCTGAAATGTATAGAAAAATTGCTGAATTAATGCAGAAAAACAATGTTACTGCTTATCAAGTTGCGAAGGCAACAGGACTTAGCAATTCAGCTTTTTCAACTTGGAAAAATGGCAGAAACAAACCTAATGTTGAAGCGTTGCAAAAACTTGCCGAATACTTCGGCGTAAGCGTTGATTACTTTTTAGAAGCGTAAAGGAGTGATGCTATGGAAATAAAAAACGGTTTAATGACTTTCGACCCACGTTCTGCTGTAAAGCCTATCATACAAATACTGCATGATAAAGGCATACCAATAGCTGGCATTTCGCAAGTATTTGAGCTGGTTATGAAAGATGCTATAAGTCATACAGTCCCTTATGATGTTCAGCAATTTAACAAAGACCATTGATGAAATTGCGCAAAGGAGAGATGAAGATGAAAAAGGTATTGCAAATCTGTGTATGCATTATCTTTGCATGGTGTTGCTTAAGCTTGATTGGCGGATTTTCGGACAGCCAGGTGCAAAGGCATACAATTACGCACATTGTACAAGAAGGCGAAACCATGTATGGAATCGCTGACAAGTATTTCCTGCTTAACAAAACAAGGATTTGTTTTGACGAGTTTTGGTACAACGTATCCGAAGATAATAAGCACCTGACCGCCAACCGCCGTTATCTCCAGCCTGGAGATGTAGTCACTGTTAATTACTACACAGTGAAAGAACAATGATAGCAGGGCATAAAGCCTTCTCGCTATACATTAATTGTAACAGAAAGGAGTTGAGCGTTATGGCAGAAAGTAAAGCTAACATCTATAAGACAGCTAGAGAATACGCAAGAATTAGCCGCGTTGATGCTGCGGAATCCTTTGCTATATCTGCTAGTTGTCTTAAGGATTACGAAACCGACGTGCGTGGTGTTCCGGATGTTACTGCACTGCAAATGTCTCGGTTGTATCGTACACCTTGGTTAAGGGTTCAGCACTTGCAAAGAAATGTAGTGTTTTGCGACGTTTTTGGACTTATCCCTCCGGCTGACGATTTAGCGGTAAATATGTTGAGGGCGCAAAAAGAAGTCGGTGAAGTGGTTGAGTTGTTTCCGCAAATGGTAGCGAAAACAGTACAAAAAAAGCACCTCGGCGACAGTCTTTTAAAAGAATGCCGGGAAGGTGCACAGGCTTTGCTTGTATTGATTGGAATTGAAGATGAACAAAAAGAAAAGACCCCCCACGCTAATAGAGAGCCTTTAACCTATAAATAAAGTCGAAAGGAAATCGGTTTAAAAAATAGGTCATATATAGTATAGCATACGGAAAAGAGGTTGTCAAACATGGAAAGCAGATTCTACACAGCTAAAGACATTGCCAACCTTTTAGGCGTAGGCGTTGGAAAAGGCTACTCGCTTATAAGGGAATGGAACAAAGAGCTTCAGTTAAAAGGCTATACAACTGCACAAGGCAGAGTGGTTAAAGCCTATGCTGATTTAAAGCTTGGTTTCGGAATTCAAAAGGAGGATGTATATGGTAACTAATGAACAGGTTAACGCCGTGTTAGCTCGCAGCGGACTTAGCATGGAAGGATTTGAAGCTTTCAGAAAAAGGAAGCATGGTGAGCACAAGCAGACGAAAGAGAGCTGGTTGAAAGACTTTAAGACTTGCTCGCACTGTACCAGGGATGGCAAATGTAAGTATCAACACTTCGGATACCACCAGGAAAAACAGGCTGTGCGTGAAGGTGATGTATTAAGCTATAACGTTAACAGTTTGTCGGTAAATATGCAAACCTATCCTAAAGTTGGCAGTTATCGTGAATGCTGTCACTGGGATGCTGAAACAACTCTTAAGCTTCACAGCAAACTTGAAGAGCTGGTTAAGGAAGGAAAGGTGATTTAAATGGAAATGAGCGAAAAAATCGACGCTTTGGCTGAAGCCTTAGCAAAGGCTCAGGGCGAAATGAAAAATGCTGTTAAAGGCTGTGACAATCCGTTTTTTAAAAGCAAATATGCGGATTTAGCGGAATGCCTGAACGTAGCACGTGAACCGCTTAGCAAGAACGGCTTAAGCATATTCCAGGCTAACGAAGGAATTGTAGAAAGCAGTAAACTTGCTGTCACTACAATGATCATGCATAGCAGCGGTCAGTTTATTAAAGTGACGAGCAGTTATCCTATTCAGAAGAATGATGCCCAGGGTTTTGGCAGTACACTGACTTATGCAAGAAGATATAGCCTTACTGCTGCTCTTGGACTTGCGCAAGAGGACGATGACGGAAATTCAGCTTGTGCACCGGAACCGAAGCAAGACTTTAAAGCCAAAAACACAGAGCAGAAGCCTAAAGCTCAACCGCAATCTACCGGAAATAAATTCGTTAAGATTACACCGCAAGGGGATGTGATTGTAACCGTTGCTAGTGGCCACGATGAAAACGGCAGACCGCTTGCTGCATACAAAAACATTAAGGACTTGACTATTGAGGAGCTTGAAAAAATGGTTACAATTCCTCAATATGCGCTTGCTCATACAGCTATTAAGACCTTACTTGAAGAAATGGGGCAGACAGCATGAGCAAGAAAAGCATATTACAGAGCGACAAGGAGTGCTTTATGTGTGGCACAACATGTAACCTTGAACGTCATCATTTGATATTCGGAACAGCCGGAAGGAAGATTTCCGACAAGCTTGGTTTAACAATCTGGTTATGTCATGAGCATCATAAAGGCAGGCTCGGACCTCATTTGGACGTGGAAACAGACTTGCGGTTAAGGCGATTTGCTCAAACTTGCTATGAAGATAAACATAGTAGGGAAGAATGGGTTGAAAGAATCGGAAGGAACTACTTATGAGAAAGAAAGCACTTATGAAATATGTAAGGTTACTTAGACGGCAGCCATTATGGAAGAAGTTATTGTAGGAGGGCGACATGGAGAGCTGGTTCAAGGTTAGCGCTGATGTTTTCGACAGCGAAAAAATTAAGATACTTCGTGCTGATACGAAGATTGGTGATAGCCTGGCATTAATGTGGTTCTTCCTGTTAGCTTTAGCTCGCAAAAAAAATGATGGTGGTTATGTATATGCTACCGAAGGTGTAGCGTATACACCTAAAACCTTAGCTGCTGTTGGTGGGTTTAAACCTAAAATTGCAGAAACAGCTTTAGAAGTATTTCAGCAGTATAACATGATAGATATAGAGGAAAACGGCTATATCTATATTGTAGGCTGGAGTGAGTATCAGAACGCCGAAGAGCTGTCAAAGCTCAAGGAGCGTGAGCGGTGCAAGGAAGCAATGAGAGTTAAAAGGCAGCGTGAGAAGCAATCCAAAACCTGTAACAATGACGTAACAAACACAGATGTTACGAAATGTTACGAAGATGTTACGTGTAACAAAAGCGTAACAAGTCAAGATGTTACACGTAACAATGATGTAACAAACACAGATGTTACGGATAAGAATAAGAGTAAGAATAAGAAAGAGAATAAGAGTAAGAGTAACAACAACAACTTTAGTAGTGGTTGTTACGATAAAAATGCTGCCGTTACGTGTAACAGTTACGAAAATGTTACGAGCGATAATAATCCTGTTGGCTTTTGGAATCAAAATGTTACGCCGATAACGCCATATATTGCAGAGCGGTTACAGGCTATTGCTAAGGAGCACGGCGAGCTGATAGCTATGCAGGCGGTTACGATAACAGCGCAACAAGGCAAGAAGTCAATAGCCTATTGTGAGGGAGTTGCAAGAAACCTTGCGAGCGGTGACAATCAAAAACCAAAGAAACCGCCGGATGATTTTAAACCGCCGGACGACCAAACAGACCTGGACAAATATTTTTAGTGAGGTGATAGCATGAATGCGAATGATGTTCAGAATTCAATTACGCTTGCTGTAAATCACATTGCTAAAAATGCTTCACAGCTTAATAAGCAAAACGCAAATGATTATTACGAAAACGGATTGCTTATGTGTGGTAAATGCCATACGCCGAAGCAATGCAGAGGTTTCTTGTTTGGTGTTGAACGAACTGTGACTTGTATCTGCAAGTGCAGAGCGGAAGAGCTTCAGGCAGAGCGTGAACGTGAGGAACAGGAAAAGCGGCTTGCCAGGGTGCAGGAGCTTAGAAAAGCTGGCTTCCCGGAGCGTGAGCTTCAATCGCAGACTTTCAGCCATGATGACGGCGCAGACGAGCGGACGATGCGAGCAATGAAGAATTTCGTTGAGCACTACGATGATTTTCGCAGGATGCATAAAGGATTGCTGCTTTACGGAAATTCCGGAAGCGGAAAGACGTTCGCCGCTGCGTGCGTTGTCAATGCGCTGATTGACAAAGGCGTTGCTTGCTTAATGACTAATTTCGGCAGAGTGTTCAATACCTTGTGGGGCACGGAACAAAAGCAAGCATATCTTGACGGATTTAATCAATTTGAGTTGTTAGTGCTTGATGATTTAGGAGCAGAACGGCGCACGGAGTTTGCTCAGGAGCTAGTGTTCCAGATCATCGACAGCCGTTGCCGGAGCGGATTGCCTACAATCATCACGACAAATTTGCCGATTGAAGCAATTAAAAAGCCGCAGACGATAACGGAAACAAGAATCTATGACCGCATTTTGCAGATGTGCCACCCGGTAGAGGTTACACACGCAAGCAGACGCAGGAAGAAAGTTGCAGAAGGCTTTGCTGCTACCAACAAATTATTAGGATTATAGGAGGGAATTATGGACGCTAAAGAGCTTACAAGAATCACTGAAAGCGCAAATCGTGATAAAGATAAGAGATATTTTACGACAATAGTAAATTTCTATATCAATATGTATCATGACAGCGGTGAGGTTTATTATCTGTATAAAGCTATTGCCGAAATCAAAGCAAAAATCAAAAAAGAAGGCGGCGAAATTTTCTGCCAGGACAATCCGTTAAAGAGAAAGGAACAAAAAGCATGAACAAAATCATTTTATTAGGCAGACTAACAAAAGACCCGGAGGTAAGATACACTTCTACAAGCAAGGTTGTTGCTCAGTTCACGCTTGCTGTGGACAGACCTTATTCCAAAGACAAACAGCGTGAAGCGGACTTTATTCCTGTGGTTATCTGGGGTAAACAGGCTGAAATCTGTGGCAATTATCTTAGTAAGGGACAGCGTGTGTTAGTTGAAGGCAGACTGCAAATTCGCAGCTATGACGCTAAAGACGGTCAAAAGAAATATGTAACCGAGGCTATTGCAGAGCATTTTGAATTCATTGAGCGTAGAGAGCAAGGCGGCGAATCTCAGCATACACCGGGAGAAGAAAGCCAGGACTTCCAAGGTTTTGGCAGCGCAGTACCTTTTAATGAGGAAATTCCGTTTTAAGTGAGGTATAACATGAAGATTAAAGATGAAGTTAACCGCTTGCGTAAGCTGGCGTTCACTGAAATAGAATTAAAGAAAGATGATTTCAAGAAGATTTGCAGTGAATATTGTTTTTTGTACAAAACGATATATCACCAGACCTACAATCCTAGCATGAAGCTGATTAGCACGTGGGGAAGAAGTAAGGTGTATGTTGATAAGATTGAATACATTGATGTGCTTCAGGACTTAGCTTATCTCAGATACGCTTTCAGCAGAATGAAATTCAAGGGGTACAAGAAACATGAATCAGCTTAAAAGTATCATTGTAGGCAAGCGGAGTAAGGCAAGCGGTTCATTCTTTGAAAAGATGATTGACGCAGGCTGCCAGTATTACGAGGAACACGGCATTGCGAAGATTGAGAAACAGAGCGAACCTGTACATTATATCCGCCCTTATGGAGCGCATGGACAGTTCATTGCCAACTATGCAAAGAAAAGCGGTGTTGACTACAAGGGGACTCTTAGAGGCGGTTTAGCGGTGTGCTTTGAAGCGAAGCATACCGACGGCGACAAGATGCTGCGAAGCAGACTTGAACCGCACCAGCTTGAATACCTAAAGGTTCATCATTTTTTAGGAGCAAGGTGCTTTATCCTGGTATCGTTTAATCTGACAGATTTTTACAACGTGCCGTTCCTTGTATGGGAGAATATGAAGTCGCTATATGGAAGGCAGTACCTGAAGCGTGATGATCTGGAAGAATACAGAATTAGTAATACAGGAAGAGTGTTAAAATTTCTGACTGTAACGGAGGGGCAACAGTGAAATATCTACTTGGAACAACAGCCGAAGGCAAGCAGTGCTGCCCTCATTGCAAGCAGGAAAAAATAAAGCTTGTCTACGGTGCAAAGATTGTAGACAGAAAAGGTGCTGTAAAATGGGCGTTTAGATGCTCATCGTGCTATGGCACTATTTGGCTAAAGTAAAGCGAAAGGAAGTCGGTTTAATGCAGAATAAGGATTGGAGCTATCTGCTAGGGCAGAAAATAGGTATGCTGACAGTGCTTGAAATTTATCCTCCAGGCGTTATCAGCATCAGACCTAAAAAGAAGGCTTCTGTTGCAAGATGCGTCTGCGAATGCGGCACTGAATGTTACAGAGATGTATCTAACCTTGCCCGGCGGCAAGGAATGAGCTGCGGAGGTAAGGAGTGTAAGCACAAAATCATGAGCCTTGCGCAAATAAGAAGGCAGGAAACAAACAAAAGCAAGGCTAAAGCTCAAAAGCCTGCCGAGAATTTTTCAAAAGATGAAGAGCCGATAATCACGAAAAAGCTGAAAAATAAATATGTTTGCCCTTTTCCGTTCCCCGGCTGTGTAAGAAGCGAGGTTTGCCACGTATGCTGCTGGGAATGTGACAAGGAATGTAAACAGTGCAGTAATAATCCACAACTGTGCGGAGCAAGGAGATTAAGATGAGAAGTGTTAAGGAGATTTTAGCAAACGAAAAGTTTCAAGCCGACAAGAGAAATGATTTTGCTTTTGAAGGCTTAGTATTGACAGGCTTCCTGCATCTGCCGGGAATCAAAAAGAGCTTACAGTGTGTTGTAGGCGTTGAGCCTGATCAGGACGGCAACCAATGGGAGCATGTAAGCGTGAAATTTTGCGGCACAACGAATAAAACGCCGTCATGGGAGGTTATGTGCCAGGTTAAAGACGTGTTCTGGTTGCCGGAAGAAGAAGTTCATCAGATTCATCCGAAGGAAAGTGAATATCTGCACGGCGTAGGCAGGATATACGATGTTTTGCACCTGTATCGTCCTGTAGGTGGCTGGAAGCAGAATCCGAACAGAGGTGAGAATAATGGCTAACTTTTCTTTAAAGACAAAGTTTTCCGTAGATGGTGAAAGTTATCTGCTGTCTACAGTTAAATTGCATTGGTGTTACAAGCCAAGTTATGAAACAATGCTCTTTAAATTTGACAGAAGAAATGGAGTAAGCTACAAAGATTTGTATTGTCAAAAATATTATACACAGCAAGAAGCTGAAGCAGGACACAAAGAATTGCTCTTGCGTGTTGAGCACGGAGAAAGGTTTTGGCGAACAATATGACTTGTAGGCATCAATATAAGGTGAATACCGCTAAATACAAAGGTCAGACAATTTATAACATCTCATGCCCAAAATGCGGACGGCGAACAGTATGGGTAGAAAACCTTGAGCTTGCGAAAGAATTTATGCGCTCATGTGATGAGCTGTTACTTGTCAAAAGAGGTGATTACAAATGATTAAAATATTAAATGCAATTATCGACATGATCACGGTTATATTAATCATCGGTATACCTGCTATGCTTGGCGCTTTGATAGGTGCTGCGATTGGGTGGTTAGTATGGATGTGGTAAAGCGTATAGAGAATACGAAGGAAATACATATGCAAGATAAAGAAAAGGCAATGCCAATAAAGGTAATCGTGATGAAGGCAAAAGTTGTAAAAAAGTATCTACACGAAACAGGACAGAAAGTGGCGTGTTACGAGCGTAATATGATTTACATCTGCCAAAACTGTAACGAGATGCTAGACACCGAATATCAAGAAATTGCAATTTGGAGTTACTGCCCTTATTGTGGGCAGAGATTATGGCGGTACAAATGGTAAAGCGTAGACAGCAAAAACTGAAATATTATCGTTACTGCTTGCGAAAAGCACATTCGCTGTTCCGGGCGAACGTTGTAGACTATGAAGTGCGTATGGAAATGAGGAAAAAATATGGTAAATAGAGATTTAGACGGAATTTATTTTAGAGTTAAACGTAACAATCGTTGGGAAAGCGTTTGCTTCTCGGACTTGACCGACGAAGAAATGGACAAGGTGCTGGAAGGACATAGCGTTCAATGGCTCAAAAGCACTTGCAAAATCCTGGGACACACCATTAGATGTATCGGTGATGAGCAAGACATTGTCGGCTGGCAAAAGGAGGAAGAGGAAGAGTAAATGCTAATTAAGGTTAATAGCAGAATGTGGGAAAATTTTAACTGCGTTAACAGTCTATCCTTACAACGCTGCATAAGAGGAACAGGAAAAGACGTTTATATTGTCAACATTTGCGTCGATGGAAAAGAAGTTCAATATAATCAATATGATTCCAAAGAAGAAGCAGAAAAAGCTATGGATGAGCTTGCTGAAAAAATCAACACAGCGCAAACCTTTAAGATCAAGGAGGAATAGCAAATGACTCCAGAACGTAAGAAATGGTGGGATAGCCTGCCACAGCGTGAAAAGATGTTGCGTGAACAGATTTTAGAGACCAAAGGGACAATCTCGAAGTCGAAGTTTGCGCTTCAACTTGGCTGTTTGACGGATGATGACAAAAAATGGGTTATCTCCCGAATAAAAAAGAAAAAGGTTGTATTAACAGCTTTAAAGCATGAGCTTGACCGTACAACGGCGATTGTGTATGCGGGATATTATCAAGAGGCGTTCCCGACTTGTCGCTGCAAAAAGTGCGGCGGAATATTTTATTATGCTGGACAGTCGCACTGCTGCTGGTGTGGCAGAAGAATTGTGGGGTGTAAGTGATGAACGAGCCGATTATTAGCCCGTGGCTGATTTACTGGGCGGGCAGAATAGACATGATACAAGGGATTTGCCTCATAGTAGGTATTATTGTAACTATATATGCTATGATAGCTACACTGGCAGTTATGACAGACAATAATAAGGATAAAGAATCCGTTAAGGCAGTTAAAATAATTGTTTGTACAGCTTTGGCTTTAGATATGTTGGGAGCATTTCTCCCAACAAAAACAGAAATATACGCTATGTATGCTGCGGAACATATAACACCTGCCAACATCAAGGCTACAGGCGAATTTGCAGATAAGGCTGTGGATAAGCTGATTGAGAAGATTTTAAAGGCTAGTAAAGCTGAGAAGGAGTGATAACAATGACGTTAGATGAATTTGTAGCGGTCGTGTTGATTGTGGCGCTCATCCCGGTAGCCATTATCCAATGGATGGGCTTAATCGTGGCGGTTATTGAGAGATTTAAAGAAAAGGAGTGATAACATGGCAGAATTATTATTAACTGCTGGAACTGACGACGAAATATTTACCATCCTTGGTCTAATTGTTATGCCGCTTTTTGCGTATCTTGTATATATAGGCTTTTTTTGCAATGAATGTGATGAATGCAAAAAGAAATGGAGGAAAGGAAATGGCTAATATATATGATGCTAGAGATTTAGCAGATAAAATCCATTATATGGGTCAAGAACGAGCCGCTAGAAATTTGCTAGTCAAAATGAATACTGTACCTGTAGAGCAGATTGCTACTATGACCGAACTTGACGTTTATGAAGCTATCCTAGAAAAGTATAAATTTATTGTATCCGATAGTGAAAATATTCTTCTAGTTGAAAAAGATAAGCTGGAAGATTTTAATAAAATAGCTGTCTGGTTAAGCAGATGACTAATTTTTATAGAAGAATTATCAATCGTGGCAGTTATTGAGAGAAATTAAAGGAGTGGTAACATGGCTAAAGTTAAAAATGTAAATTGTAAATGTTCGGCGGCGTGTCGTACATGGTTCTGCTGCCAATATTGCGATTTAAAGACATCTTGTAAAAATCCTTGTGAAAACGCTTTTAATACAAAGCTCTGCGAACACTTTGAAAAGAGAGAAGATGAATAACATGACTAAACATTTATGCTGTTCAGCGTTTGGAAAAATCTACTATGCCAATGTCAATGACAAAGGCATTATTACAGGACAAAAAATTGACTTAACAGAGGACGCTGTTGTAGCTGTCATGGATAAATTAAGTTGGCTTGCCGTCGCTAAAAAGCCGTTTGACGGCAAGGCAGAAATTGAAATCAACGGCTTTAAGTTGATTTTTGACGGCACAGGCAATTCGTGGTTTATGAAAAATTACGGAGGTAAAGAAAATGAGTAAAAATTTAATTCCCCAAATTGCAAAGATGCTCGGCGTGGAGCTGGGCGAGGCATTTAAAGTCAAAGGCGATGATGAAACGACTTATATTTTCACTGACGACGGATTGAAATTAACCTATGATGGCGGTATTGGAATAGTCGAAATATCTTCTGACGTAGCCTTTGCTGCCTTGGTGAATGGCAAAGATGAAATTGTGAAGCTGCCGTGGAAGCCGAAGAAAGGCGATGTTTATTTTACCTTTGAGCTTTTGGACGGTAAGTGGGTTGTTCGCTCGTTTTGGTGGGGCGGTTTTCCGAATGAGTATGCTTTACTTGACAAAGGCTGGATTTACCGCACGTGCGAAGAAGCGCAAGCTGCACTCCCTGCCGTGGCAAAGGAAATTGGCGTGGAGTATAAGCTTTAAAAGAGAAAACTGCAACATGTTGCAAAAATCTCTTGTAGCTGTTGCAAAAAACGCAACAACTCCCTTGAAAAAGTTGTAGTCGGGGACAAAAAGTCCCTTGAAAAAGTTTAGGAGGCAGAGGAAATGGAAGAAACGACGGTAACAGTAATGAATCGCTACACATGCTATCCGGTATCCGAATATATGTGCAACGAATGTGGCGATATATTTGTTGACTCAAATGACAATTATCAATATTGCCCTCACTGTGGCAGAAAAATTGTGGACGAAAAGGAGTGAAAAGAATGCTGATTAAGATTGGTAAAACGAAGTGGCTTAACGCAAATGATATAAGTTTTCTAAACATAGACTATAACGACAGGAAGCAAGTGTATGTAGTTAGAATCTGGGTAAATGACCGCTACTATGACTATTATGACTACTACAGAACATACGAAAAAGCCGTAAAAGCTTTGGACGAACTGGTAGAAAAAATCAACAATGCTGAAAGAACTGGCAGAAAAATCGTAGACGAGGAGTGAGAAAATGCTGATTAAGATTGGCGAAACGCAATGGATTAAAGCAAAGAAAATAAATGCCGTGCAACTATGTAAAAAAACCGGAGAAACGTGGGGGATTCGCGTGTATGCAGGCACATGTATATTTGACCATAGCACGCATGATAACAAGGAGGAGGCCTTGCGGCAATTAGATTACTTGGCTTTAACTATAAACAGTAAAAATAAATAACTAGCCCATGGGTGCGGCGGCTAGGTTGCCGAATGGCAGTAAGCGTTGCTGAGAATTCCCACGCCGCCGCTTTTTATAAGTAATGAAACTTTTGATGCTTTTGACATTTAGGAGGTGTTACAGTGATTAGCAAAGAGGGAATCAGACGTATGTTGGATATTGCAGATATTAAGACATCGGCACGGCTGATGTTACTTGTTGTCGAGATTGTTGAACTGCAGGCGGACTTAAAAGCGTTGGAGTCGCTTGTACAGATGCAATATGATAGTCACGCAGTAGATGCTGCTAAAAATCATGTACGGCAACAGCCTGAGTATATGGAGATTAACAACGAACTAAAGAAAGCTACAGAAGCTGTAGCAAAGGCTATTAGCGACCCAGAAGCACGTTTGAGAGCTATGTTTAATGCTAAAATACGTGGAGATATGTAAATTGGAGCAGGAACGATGAAAATATTAAAATTCTCACCGATTAAGCGTGAGCAGGGCAGAAATACATGCCATTGCTATAAAGAAACAGACATCTATGGTGGCAGTAAAAAGCCTATCAGTTTTACAGTCGACCCGGATACAAAAATCTGCTTCTGCAATCACTGCGGCAACATGGTTGAACCTATTGTGGTGCTGGAGCTGATGTGTAACGATTGGCAAGCAATAGCAAAGGACTATGACAGAGCTAGGAAACAGACATTAAGATGCTACGAGATTGGCACGAAGTTTAGGCCTTATAAACGTGTGCTAAAGATGCTACAGGAACATATGGGACGAAAGAATGATATGATGCCGATTTGTCCGCATTGCCGGGAGAAAATAGATTTGGAAAAGTTAGCTAATGGCGTTTGGATAAGAAAGGCGGAAAAATAATGATTAATTACAAGAAAGCCGAACAGGCGAAAGAACTGCTACAAGAATGTGGAGCATCTTTTATAATTGCCTATAATGACAGCAATAACGATGATGTTGTTTGTGCATCAGGTAATTATATTATCCTTAAAAGCTTGATCATTGGTACGATGGCGCAGGCAGCATTAGGTGTGCGTGGCAAATATGGTGAAGAAATGGCTATGCAAGAATTAATGAGCATGATGACAGAAGCGGCGAAATTAGTTCATTACAATAAGGAGTAAAAAAATGAAAGATGAAAAATTAATAGTCCTGCTGTTCGCGTTTAGGTACGCCGTGCATAGAATTCCCACACAGGCATTGCGTGAAATTCAAAACGAGCTGTTCGATAATCTCCATAAAATGCCAGATTGGATGTTGACGCAGATGGAAAGAGACATTGAATGGAATTTTGAATTAATGCAAAGCAGACTAGAGGAAACCGGAAGAATCGCTTTAGACGATGATTGCCGCTTTCAAAAGCCGCTGCTTGATGCAGTAAAAGCACAAAGAGCAAAGTTAGCAGAGATTGCCAGAGGTACAACCAATGGAAATATGCTTAATTGATATTGTCAGTTGCACACTGCTTGACGTAGCTGTTATGTGTGTAGCTTTATGGATGTTAAACAGGGAGTGGTAATTTGAAATATTTACATCTTGTTGCAAGTATTTGTATGGAAATTCTTGCTATTATGGGTACTATTGGAATCCTGGTTATAATCTGGAGAGATATTTTAGGAGGTTTTTAAGATGATTAAATTTTTACCGACGATTGACGCACCAGCGAACACGAAGCTTCCGCAACGTAGCACACAGTTTTCTGCTGGCTATGATTTTTACGCACCGACAGATATTTTTGTTCCAGCTGGCGGTGAAAGCGTACTTATTCCGCTGAACATCAAAGCTATTATGCCTGGCTATATGGTTCTGATGCTGTTCATCCGCAGCAGTCTTGCCGTTAAGTTCAATTTGTCGCTAGTTAACAGCGTAGGCATTATTGATAGCGATTATGCTAACAACCAGGACAATGACGGAAATATAGGTGTTAAATTCAGAAACAACGGCAGCGAAACCATCATCATCAGAGAAGGTGAACGCTGTGCACAGGGAATCTTCGTCCGTTACTGCGTAACCTCGGACGATGAAGCAAGTGCTGTTCGTGGTGGCGGTTATGGCTCAACAGGACGATAAACTTTATCTTATTAGCTGGCGCAGTTTAATTTCGGGCGAGGTTGATTTTCACGACAGAGTGTTAGCTGCTTCGCCTGAAGAAGCTATAAAGATAGCCAGCGAGGGAGAATTTTCAGAACTTCTTGAGCTGTACGACCCGGAAGTAGAAGAAATGTAGGGAGTGTGTAAAATGCCGAAAAAAGAAAAAAGCATTGAAGAACAAATCAAAGAAGAAACAGCTATGCTTATAGACAGTTTTTTGCGGTGGGAACATATCCGGACCTATGGATGCCAAGACCCTTTTTATCCTGACGGCGAAAACATGAATTTAATAAGGAATCATATAATTTACGGAAAGAGCAGACTTGAAGAGCTGTGCACTGATATTCCTTTACCAGCGCAGTATTATATGCCGACACCTGATGAAGTTGACGCAAACTATATGGCTGCCGGCGGAAAGTATTACGATTACCGGATGAAAAAGCTTGCAGGATCATATCCCGGCATTACCACTAAAACACCGAATGATATAAGCAACCAACAAGAATTATTTTAGAGGTGCTACATGAAAACACCATGCAGAGGATGCACAGAAAGAAAAATAGGCTGCCACGCTACTTGTAATGCTTTTAGCGAATGGAAAATCCAGCAGTGTAAAATACTGAAAGCCATGTATCTTGAAACGCTTTCACCTACAGCTGGAGCAGTTGCCAGACACGAAAAATGGATAAAGGAGCATAAATAATGAATGTGTTTAAATCTCCATTTAGTTTTATCGGATTAAAAGATGATAAATACGTTATTGTCAAAGAAGCACCGAAGAATTCAAAAGATAGCTTTACAATGCCGCTCCCTGAGAATAACGTAAATCATCCAAAACACTACACCAAAGGCGGTATTGAGTGTATAGATGCTCTAAAGGCTGCTACCGTGGGCAAAACAGGAATTGAAGCTGTCTGCGTTGCCAACATCATCAAATATTTATGGCGTTACGAAGGAAAAAACGGCGTAGAAGATTGCCTAAAAGCAAAGTGGTATCTTGAACGCCTTATCAAAGAACTTAAATAACAGAAGGGAGTAAGCGCATGGAAGACATGACTGTAAACGAAAATCAAAGCACGATAACCGTTCCGCTGGCGTATTTCGAAGAACTTATCGAACGTGTGGCAGAACAGACCGCTAAAAAGACATCTAAAAAGCTGTGCGATGATTTATATAGTAAAGAAGCACAGCGGAGGGATTTTGACAAGCGACTATATAACGTGCGCTTACTGTTAAAGAATTACAGAAGCCTTCAGGAGCACGCTGCGTTAAAGACCAGCGAGATTGTCAATATCGACGATGAGCAGATTTCTGCTATCGAGATTCTTGATTCGTTCCAAAATCTGAAAAGCATGGGAGCTAATGAGCTAAAGCTTGAAAGCATTATAAGCTCAACGATGCGAACGAAGGTGCTAATAAATTACATGGATGACATGATAGCACTTTACAAGCAGACTAGGTATAACAGCGGCAAGCAGGAAGATTTGCGCCGGGCAGATGTGCTTGACGTGCTGTTCCTTAAACCTTGTCCGCCGGAAGCGTATGTTACTGATATAGTCGCAAGCCTTGCACAAAAATGGTCAGTGAGCGAAAGGCAGATATGGCGTGACACAAACGATGCCGTTGAGCAGCTAACCGCTTTACTGTTTGGCGTGGACGGCGTGAACCTGCTGGAAGATAAAAAGCGCAGAAGGGCAGCTCGCCTTGCTGAAGAAAAGAATATCAAAAAATAATAAGAAAAACTCACCTTTTATAAAGAAAACTCTTTACAAAAGGTGAGTTTTATAGTATAATATAAGTGTAGGGAAGATAGAGTAACCTACAAGAAAGGAAGTCGTAAAAATGACACAAGAAGAATTAAAATTAGCATTAAGGGAAGCAGTGCTAGTTTGGTGCGACCTTAAAAAAATTGCAGAAAAATTTCCTAAAAGTAGCGTTGCTAGAAATAAAGCACAACGAAAATTGAATGAAGTTCAAGAGCTTGAAAAGATGCTCAAAGAAATCACAGAAGCTAAATAAAAGCTGATGACAAGGGCGATAGCCCTTGTAAAGCTGGCAGGCAGACAGTTCAAACCCTGTGCCTAAAGCTTAAACTTTAAGGAGGACTTAAAAATGAATTATCAAGAAAAACAAGAAATGAAAAAGCTTGCCTGTAAATGTCTGGAAAAATACTTCGGCTTTGCTCCGGCGATGAAACAGATTGTTCTGCTTGAAAGTGCAAGCAATGGATATACAGTTGATTATCTTCTGTTCAGCATCGGTTATAACGGAAGAGAATTTCAGCTCAGAAGAACCTGTTCCTGGGGTAAAGACACTGTGGAATATAAATATTGCCGCTACGATGTTACCATGATTGAACAATAGAAAGGAGTAGAACAACATGAAATTAAACTACAAACAGTTAACTTACATTGTAGGTGTGCTGAAAGAAGCAGAATGCAAAGCTTACCAAGAAAAACTAAACAAAGAGTTAGCTTTGGAAGAAGCTAAAAATGATTACTATGCATGGCTTGAGAATAATCCGAATGCTACAAGAGTAGAACAAGCCGATGTGTATGATGAAATTACTGAAGAAGCTGACGAGAGATACCAAAAAGCTGCTGATGCTTACTTGATGGCTCAAGACATTTATCAGGCATTTGCTGAAGGTGAAATTGAAATTTAAGGAGGAAGAACCAATGAAAGAACCTAAAGACATGACTAACGAAGAATTAAAGCAGGAAAACGCTAGGCTGATTAAGATTTACAACAACTCGCGCGACCCATGGCATCATCAATGTTTGAACGAGCACTTTGAAGAGCTGGAAGAAATTGCAGCGGAAAGAGGTATAGAGCTTTAAAAGCTGATGACAGGAGCTTAAGCTCCTGTAAAGCTACCGGGCAGAAGGTTCAAAGTCCTTGCCAATAGCTTTAGAAAGGAAGTCGATTTTATGAACTATGCAATTTTACTGAAAACTGTGGTTGATGCCAATGGCAAAACCAATTCTGTGGAGAAAGTGCCAATGATGGAGGTATTCCCAACTATTTCCCTTGAATCGATGTACAAGCTTTGCGAATGCGAGTTTGTTGATATTAAGGATATGCCGCTTCAATTAGTAGAATTTGACGGCGAGCTTGGAATCATCCCGGCAGTCACCCTGGTGTTCGATGAAGAATTTCTTCTGAAGAACGAAAAGCCTGTAGCCAATGAGCTTGCAAGTGTTATTTATGGTTACGGCAGATTACATGACCAATGCTTGTGCGGTAACGTGCTTCTGTGCTACACAAACGAAGAAGGCGAATGTATGCCGTTCAGTGAGAGTGAAGCAAACATTGTTGTAAAGTGCTTAACAAGAATCAACAAGCATATTGGAGATATGGAATTTAAGGTCCAAAAACCAATGATGAAATTCATGACATTTTAGGAGGGATAACTAATGTTGAAATACAAAGATTACTCAACCTTAATCAACGAACAGCAAAAAGAATACGAAAGCTTTACCAAAGATAAAATGTTCTTTGCTTTTACTGAAGAACAGTTCAATGAAGGCATGAAAAGATTTGGTTTGGCTCCCGATGATACCGACAAGGTTTATCAAATCGGCTTCGGAGGATATATCCTTCGTGCCCAGGCTAAGGCTCATAATGATTTAGTAAAACGCCTGAACATCGAAAAGAAGGAGAACATGAAAGATTTCGACTTCTTTAAATCAGCCTTCCGTTACGAACTTGCTAACCATGAGTTTTGTATAACTTATGAGCTTGACGATACGCTGGATGCTCTGCTTTTGACTTATGAGCAAGTTAACTCTGACCCGGTTATGAAAAAGGCTTTACTTGAAGCAAAGAAAGAATATCTTAAGAATTGTGAAGATTGGATGTGATTAATGTGAGAACAAGACAAATTATAAAATATGTGCTTATGCTGGAAACGCTTCCTCTTGCCGGAGATGAATTCCATGAAATCATGGCAAATACAAAACGTCGCCAAAAGAGAATCGACGCACTGCGTGAAAAGCTTCTGATGCCAGCAAGCTGCTATCCCTACAAACAGGCATAAATAAAAGAACCAGCGTACACCGAAAGGTGTGCGCTGGAAAAAAGATTGGAGTGAAAGTTATGTGTAAAGTAGCAGATAAAAGTTACAAAGAGTTATGCGAAGCGTTGCTGGGGCAAGAAGCTTATAAGGTTTCCGAACTGACGGCACAGAAATTGTATCGCCTGGAAGATACCGACGAGCTGAAAGCGTATGGATTAGACAAACAGAAAGCAGAAGCTTTCTTGTGTGGTGTAGAGTTAGGAAAAAGAGCTTTTAGCGAAACCAAAGCTGAGGAAAAAAGACACTGCTGTAATCCGCGAGATTTAGCTGAATTTATGATGCCGAAGTTGCGGTATCTGAATCATGAAGAATTCTGGGTTATTGCTGCAGACAGTAAGAACAGAATTATTGAGGCAAGAGCTATACTGCAAGGAACACTGACAAACTGCTATGTACATTCTAGAGAGATTTTCAAGTTTGCCATTATGAAAAATGCAGCTTCAATTTTTGTAGCGCATAACCACCCTTCCGGCGTTGCAGTACCTAGTAATGATGACAAAAAGTTAACCAGGAACATTGTTAAAGCCGGGGCAATAATAGGGATACCTTGCTTAGACCATATCATTATAGGTGACGGTAGCTACTACAGTTTTCAAGAAGATGAACAAATGTAAGGAGGAAAGAAAAATGAATGCTTATGAAATTATGTACATTATTCGCCCGGAACAAGAAATAGTAGAGGATGTTATCTTGAAGTTCAATGACTTAATAGCTTCTAGTGGTGGTGTAGTTGAAAAGACAGAACGCTGGGGAGAAAGAAGGATGCCTTACGTGATTCAGGACTACGATAACGGTATTTATGTCCTGGTTACGTTTCATGCAAGCAAGAAATGTGTGCTTAAGCTTCACAAAGTAATGGAGATTACCGAAGAAGTACTCCGACACATGATTATCAGAAAGGGGGTATGCTAATATGACACCTTTTGATAAATTTAAGGAAACTGCTGCGCTGGTTAATCTTTGGATAACAGAGGAAAAGCCTAAAATTGAAAGATTTGGCTGCCGAAACTGTTCGTCCGCTCATTCAACGCATGAAAGCTTTGACAGATTCTTTACGAACCAATACGGAATTTGTAACTGCTTGCCAAACTGGCGCACTCCAATAGCTCGCATTGATGAATGCCCCAAAAAGAATAATCCTAAAGCTGGCAAGCTCAGTTCGATTTGCAAAGTTAACACGGAGGTGTAAAATGGCCAATATTTGTTTTAATGATATTACAATGGTTGGAGATAAAAAAATACTGCAGAAGCTGCGAGATGATATTGAACGTTCTGTGGATGAAAATTATGGCAGCGTTTATAGCTACGGCAATGAGCTTTACCCTGGCAGTAATTATGAAGGTTGGTTCGATGATGTTGGAGAAGTAAATAAAGCCAACGAAGAAGAATATTTCTTGCGGTTCACCGTAGACACCAAATGGACTCCGGCAATGGACTTTTTCGTAAGACTTGCAAAAGATAAAGGCTTAAAACTTTACTATGCTGCCGAAGAACCTGGCTGCGAGCTTTATCAAACGAATGATGTTAACGGTGAGTTCTACGATGAAAGATATGTCTTGTATTGCAGCTGGGGCGAAATAACCTATTATAGTTCAAAGGAAGATTTAGTTGACGGAATAGCGTTTATGTTCAAAAGACAAGGTTATAAGGTTTTCAACAAAGAAAGCGCAATGGAATGCAGCATAAAGGAGCTTGAAAAAATCGGCAGAATATTCCTGGTAGACGGAACTAACACATGGTTTGACATAGGAGAATTTGAAATAGTTCCAACCGAGGAGCAATAGAAAGGCAGTGGTTGACGTGAAAACATTGTATTTTGAAGGTGCTGGCTGGGAAAAGGCAGAGCGCAGCATCAACACCATAGGCAACTGCCGTGTTAGAACAGCATTTCACCTCGATAACGGCAAGGGAGTTTATCTTGAAATTGTTTGCGGTGAAATGCTTGGCGAAAGAAAGAAGGTTTATGGTGGCTTGCAATATGTAGGTTTCGTAGACTTCTTGTTCTACATCACGGATGAAGAGCCGAATGATGACTGCAATAAGCATAAATTGCCGGATATGCGTAACACGCATTTTGCTTATGACTTCGATTCGATTCTTGCTTTTGTAAACAGCTTAGGAGCGTCATTTGATAATATATGTGTGCTGCCAAATCTCGCTGGATACAGGGTACATTCTGATGACAGAAAAAAGCGATACAACTATGCTGATGAGTTTACGCCAGACTGGGAAGCTGTTAGGAGAGCAGAAGAAATTTACGAGCACTTTTATAAGCTGGAGCAATCAGAAGGGAAGAAGTTCCCTAACTTCTCTCTTTACAATAACGAAAGCGACAAGACAAGGCTTTACCTGATCCGGCATTATAATGGCTATAATAAAAAATGGCTTATTGATGCGTCGAGTGATTCGTGGTTAAAAACTATAGTTGAGGTATCTTAACAAAAAGCCTGCGGGAAATCTCGCAGGCAATATTTTTATAAATAATTATGTTGATTATGTAAAGAGAACGCTGTATAATGATAAGAGATTAAAATACTTAAGGTGGTGCTACTATGATGATTGAAAACAAAATTAAAGTCTTAATCGCTTCTACAGGAAAAACCCAGGCTGCGTTAGCCAGAGAAATGGGCATTACTCCAATGTCATTAAACTACAAGGTAAGAAAATGCAAATCACTTAAGCTTCTGCTGGAGCTTGCAACCGCTTGTGACTTCGAGGTTGTTCTGCGCAAGCGTGACGGCAGTATCGAATATGAGGTAACAAGGGAAGATTTAGAGGAAGAAAACTGATACTTCATAAAGAAAACTCTTTACAAAAGCGGATAAATATAGTATAATATAAGTGTAGGGAAGATAAGGAAACCTACAAGAAAGGAAGTCGTAAAAATGTTAGAAAAAATCGCCGCTTTAAAAGACATGAGTAAAGAGGATTTGTTAAGAGAGTATGAAAAATACGTAACATACAATGCTAAAAATCTTGAAGCTGCCCTGGGTAAATCCGGCAAGTATGAAGAAGCAATTAAGGCTGAAATCATCAGCCGCATGAATTAAGGAGGGTGAAAATAATGAAGGTTGGACAAGTTGAATTTGTTTGGCGTTCACATCGTCAGGCTTTTGTTATAAAAATCGGCGGTGAGCAAAGAGTTTTCCGCTTCAATAAGAAAACTGCTCGTAAGGAGTTGTTTGCGAAAATCCGCTCCTTAATTTCGGAAGCAGCAAGCACCGAAAAGGTTTGCCAGCATTGTGGCAAGCATTATTTCGGCGTAAACACACATAACTTTTTGTGCGGTGACTGCGCTCAGCAAGCTGCTGACATCAATCGTGAAGGTGTTGGCAATATTAAAGAGTTTTCCTTCAGCGAAGCTTTGCAGTACATTCCTGAAGGCGTTAACCCAATCGAATATGAGCGTAAAATCGACGCAGAAATTCGTGCGGAACGTCAAGCATTGGTAGACTTGTGGAAACAAGATGACCAAGCGTGGAATTTGTACTGCTACGGAAAGAGGGAGAGCAAATGAAGTACGAAGTAACTTTTTCATGCGGTCACACTGGAACGGTACAGCTGTACGGCAAAGGTGATGAGCGTGAACGTAAGATTCGTTATTTTGAAGAATATGGCGTATGCTCCGAGTGTTACAAAGAGCGCCGTGCTATAGAAGCAGAAATTGGCTGCAAACATGTAACAATGTTCTACAGGACATATAAAACTGATTACAGTTTCTGCGACGTTTTAAACGATTCTTACGATAAGCAGGAAAAAAACTATTACGGTGTTAGTTCCGGAAGCGTTGGCAGATTTTATAGATGCTAAAAATGAGGGCGGGGCTACACTGTTTAATGCAGCTATTAAGGTTGCTACCAATAACAAAAACAAGGAAGGCAAGCACTACGCAGAGTGCTATGAGATAGTCAAAGCCTATATCAAGGAACACGCAGACTTTGCCAAAGAATTACAGGCGTATATGCAACAACAATATAGATAAGCAAATCGAAAGGGCGTGATCTTTTGAAGCCGGAAGATATTATTAAGTCTTACAATGCCGAAGGCAGCATTAAAAAAGTTGCTGCGTTGTTCCGCATTTCGGAGCAGAAAGTCAGGAAGGTTCTCATTGATGCCGGAGCATATGAAAGTGATATGTCCATACAGGTCAATGATTTGTATGAGCAAGGTTACAGCGTGGAGAACATAGCCGAAAAATTGCGTGTAAGCAAGAGCACTGTTTCAGCATATCTGCCATACACCAAAGGCGTGTATCTTGACGAAAATCCTTCCAGCAATGCTCTTAAGATAAGAAAGTGCAGAGCTAAAAATGGATAAGTCTTTAAATGAGCTGTTAAATAAATATATAGATGCTTATAGCAAAGGCGAGGATAGCTTAAGAGCGTTTTGGGAGCACGTTATAAGCATTGGAGCTTATGAGCAGATGCGACAGCTTGCTGTATACCAGAATGTTATTTTTAGCTACAAGAAAGACCAAACAAAGCCTGCCTGTAATGGCTACTGTGAAAAAGTCTACACAGCCGAAGATGCAGAGTTCGCCAGGGTACAAATAGAGCACCTTTTAAAATCATGTCAGTAAGGTGTCATTTACAAGGCAATTAAAGGAATGATATAATTAAGATGCAACAGTTGGATGATAAATCCTTCTCCTAAAAATATGTTGTGTACTCAAAAAGCCGCCTACAAATGTGATATGTAGACGGCTTTTTAAATGCATAAAATATAACTAAATTTTTATAAAGAAAACTCTTTACGAAAATAGTGAATTGTAGTATAATATAAGTGCAGGGAAGATAAGAAAACCTACAAAATAAAGAGTGAAGGAAGTCGGTTAACATGAAAAATATTTTTGAAGAAGCTTATCAAAAGGAACTCCAAGCAATAGCTGCGTTTGATGCAGCAAAAAATGACGAAGAAAAAGAAAAAGCCAGAAAGCTTCATTATGAAGCCATTGCCAAAATAAATAACTTTAGCAAAAGTGCTATTCATATTTGGCGTGAATATCAAAGCTCCAGGGAGCATGGCAATCTCAATCTTAACCTTTCCGAGGTTATCTGGGATGAACAAGTACCTGAAATAGTGGCTTGCATGAAAGCAAACGGAATTGAAAGATTTACATTTTCAGCAACGTATACCGAAGCAATTAGAACTGCTTGGCTGTTCCAGCAAGAAGGTTACGTTCTTGAAGGATTTGTTGAAATCAACAGCAGATATACCGATGCTTATGGAGATAGCGAAAAAGTTCCTGCGTTGCAGTTTAGAGTAAAATAAAAGAAAGGCGGTACAAAAAAGTACCGTCTTTTTATAATTATTTTTGAAAAAACACTTTACAAATAAACAAAAATGTAGTATAATATAAGTATAGAAAGGAGGTACAAAACGTGGATCAGAATTTAAAAGATGCTGCCGAAACGGTTTCACTTATATTAAGTTCCGTATTAACGGCTCTCCAAATACAGGAGAAGTTAAAGAAAAAGCAGCAAAAAAAGAAGCCCCCTGTAAATCGCAAGTCCAGAAAGCGTAAATAAGAGGGCGGCAGGTAGGACGAGCAATCGTCCTCCTGCCTATATTCTACCACGTTTTAACAAAAATGAAAATACTAATTTGGCTGTTCACTATTGGCATTGTAGTCGAAGCAGTAAGAAATTTTCCTCAAATGAGCCTGCATGAATGGGTGTTGTGGGCGCATGGCTTAGCTAGTGGAATTGTAATGTTGTATTGGTGGATAAGTAGGGGTTAACATGGAAAGTAAAAAATGGGGCGGTGTTCGCGAGGGAGCAGGCAGACCAAAAGGAAAGACTGCTGCTGGCGAACGCAAGGGACGCAATATTAGAGCGTTCGACGATGAATGGGAGCTTATAAAGCAGTTCGCAAAAATCGTCAAAACTGATCGTCAGCGAGCGGAAGAGTTGCTAAAATTATTATAGTTTTATTGGACAGTGTAAAAAAAGCACTGTCCTTTTTTATTGTAAAAAGATGGAGGTACATCATGGATTTAAGAAACAAAATTACATTAATGGCGTTATCAGACATTACGCCGTATGAAAACAACCCAAGAAACAACGAAGAAGCTGTTGAAAAGGTTGCTAACTCTATCAAAGAGTTTGGCTTCAATCAACCTATCGTAGTCGACAAAGATAATGTTATCATTGTAGGTCATACACGCTATCTTGCAGCACAGGAGTTAGGTTTAGCTGAAGCTCCGGTAATTGTTGCCGGGAACTTATCAGATGAGCAAGCAAGAGCTTATCGCCTGGCAGATAACAAAACAGGCGAACTTGCTGGCTGGAATTTTGAAAAGTTAGCATTAGAGCTGGAGCAAATCGAAGATATTGATATGGGCAATTTTGGTTTTGAAAATGCTGCTGACATAAAATGGGACGACGTTCCAGAGTTAGATGAGGAATCTTATAAAGAACCAAGCAAAGAAAAACTTGAGTGTCCAAAGTGTCATCATATCGCAGGGAAGGAGTTCTTTAAAAAGGTGGAAGGATGAAAATTTTTTTATCTTCGTTAGAAAACGGAATGTCATTAAAGGATTCTTGGTTACAAAATATCAAAAATATGCCGTTCCGCATGAAGTATAATTTAGTATCATATTATTATTCACGACGAGGAAAAGCCTTAGAAAGAGCTACCTTTATTCGCGATAATAGCGAATTGCTTTTAGTAGATAGCGGTGCTCATAGCTTTCAAAAAGGATTGAAAGTCGATTGGGAGAAATATACGGACGAATATGCAGAATTCATAAAGATGTTTGACAGACCTAACGTTTTAGGATTTTTTGAAATGGATATAGATGTTATTGTTGGTTATCCTAGAGTCCTTTTATTGCGCAAAAAATTGCTAAAAGTATCTGATAAAATCATCCCTGTTTGGCATAAAGATAGAGGAATAAAAGAGTTCAATTCAATGTGTCAAGAGTTCCGAGGGAGAATAGTTGCTATTTCTGGCTTTAAGAATGAAGATATACGTGATGAGCAATACTTGATGTTTTTAAAAAGAGCCAAAAAGTATGGTTGCAAGATGCACTGCTTAGGAATGACACGAAGAAAAATATTGGATAAAGTGCCGTTTGATTTTGTTGATAGTAGCTCATGGAGACAACGAATGATTTTTGCTAGGATTGGAAATAGAAAAGTTGATAGCGACTGGATGCGGCTCAAGCAAAATCGTGATTTGGTAGAACTTGAAAACTACAAAGATGGGTTAGCCATGCAAATAGAATATGAAGATAAGTGGAGGCATATGAAATGAGAACAAAAAACGAATTACAAGGAGTAACTTCATTAGGAAGCAAAAAAACTAGATATGAGCAAAATTATAATCCTGATCTTCTCGAAAAGTTTCTCAATAAACACCCAGAAAATGACTATATGGTTAATTTGCATTGCCCAGAATTTACAAGCCTATGCCCAAAGACTGGACAACCAGATTTTGCGACTATTATTATTAATTATATTCCGAGGAACTACCTAGTTGAAAGCAAGTCACTTAAATTATATCTTTTCAGTTTTAGAAACAATGGAGATTTTCATGAAGATTGTATAAATATGATTATGGAAGATTTAAACAATTTGCTTAATCCAAAATATATTGAGGTCTATGGCCTATTCAATCCACGAGGTGGCATAAGCATTAAGCCTTTTGCTAATACTGGTGATGACAAAACATTTGTTGAAAAACGAAAAGGAGAATATATCAATGGAATCAAATAAAAAAGCAGTAGTTTTATTAAGTGGCGGTGTAGACAGCACTACTTGTCTTGCCGTAGCAGTTAAAAAATATGGCGCAGAAAATGTTTTAGCTTTATCTGCCTTTTATGGGCAAAGACATAAAAAAGAAATCGAAAGTGCAAGAAAAGTTGCTACTTTTTATGGCGTTGAACATAAAGAAACTGATTTGTCGCTGGCGTTCTCTATGAGCGATTGCCCATTGCTGGCCAAAAGCAAGCATGATATTAAACATGAATCCTATGCAAAGCAGCTTAAAGAGCTTGGCGGTGAAGGTACTGTTGATACTTACGTACCTTTCAGAAACGGCTTGTTACTTTCTTATGCGGCTGCTGTTGCTGTAAGCGTAGAAGCAGAAGCTATTTATTATGGTGCTCATGCTGACGATGCAGCGGGGCGAGCATATCCTGATTGTACACCTGAATTCGTTGATTATATGAATAAAGCGATTTTTGAGGGTAGTGGACGAACCACACATCTTGAAGCACCGCTTATCAATCTAAATAAAGCAGGCGTTGTTAAGCTTGGATTAGAGCTTAACGCACCATATCAGTTTACATGGAGCTGCTACGAGGGCGGAGAAAAGCCTTGCGGAACTTGCGGAACGTGTATTGACCGTGCGATGGCATTTGAAGCTAACGGCGTGAAAGACCCTGCGTTGGAGGATTAATATGTATACAGTAACAAAACGATTAGAAATTTCGGCAGCACACCAACTTTCTTTAGACTATGAAAGTAAGTGCAAAAATTTACATGGCCATAATTGGATTATCTGCGTAACCTGCCAAAGCGAAACCTTAGACGCTAACGGCATGGTAGTAGATTTCAAGCATATTAAAAACCTTGTTTCTGATATGCTTGACCATCAATATTTAAACGACGTTTTACAATGCAATCCGACAGCAGAAAACATTGCTCGTTGGATTTGCGAAAAAGTCCCGCACTGCGTTAAGGTGTCAGTGCAGGAAAGCGAAGGGAATGTTGCCGTGTATGAAATATAATGTGGTGGAAATTTTTAAAAGTATCGAAGGCGAAGGAAAGCGAACCGGCTATCCTTCTGTATTTGTTCGTTTGGCTGGCTGCAACCTGCGTTGTAGTTATTGCGATACAATCTATGCTCAACAATTCGCAGATGCTGCCAGCAGTTTTAATGAGCAGGAGCTTATGGATGAGATAAGCGAGTATAACTGCAAGCGTGTAACCATTACCGGCGGTGAACCGCTCCTACACGACTTACAGCAACTCCTTGAGCTGCTACACAAAGCCAAATATGAGGTAAATATCGAAACAAATGGTGCTGTACCGCTTTACAAAAAAAGGTTAAGCGGTATTTTTTATACCATTGATTACAAGTGCGGCACGTCTGGAGAATCTAATAAAATGCTAATGGATAATTACAAGCACCTTAACGCAAAGGACGTTATAAAATTTGTAGTTGGCAGCAAAGAAGATTTTAACGACGTAGACCGGGTGCTTGACTATTGCAAAAAAATCAAATGCCAGGCAAAAGTTTACATCTCGCCAGTGTGGGGTGCAATCAAACCTGCGGAGCTTGTAGAGTACGCAAAAAATTCGCCGCATAACATCTGCGTACAAGTGCAGCTTCATAAAATTATTTGGGATAAAGATAAAAGGGGCGTGTAACATGGACGCTAAAAAGCTAGAACAAGCCGCAAGGCTTATTATTGAGGGCATCGGCGAAAACCCGAACCGAGAGGGACTTCTTGAAACTCCTAAACGGTTCGCAAAAATGCTAATGGAGCAATTAGAGTACGCAAGTGTCAGCAACGATGAAATCGCAAAGAAATTCAACAAGTGCTTTTCCTGTGATAACGATGATATGGTGGTGTTAAAAGGCATCAACTGCTTTTCTTATTGCGAGCACCATATCGCACTCATGTATAACATGACTGTTGATGTAGGCTATATCCCTAACGGTAAAGTTATCGGCATTAGCAAGATTGCACGTATTGCTGACGCAGTAACAAAACGTCTGCAAATTCAAGAGCGTATCGGCAAGGAAATTCGCGACATTCTTACAAAAATTTTAGAGACAGAGGACGTTATTGTAGTTATTCAGGGCGAACACTCTTGTATGACTGCTAGAGGAATCAAAAAGCCAGGAGTAAAAACAAAGACTGCTTCTTGTGGTGGACAATTCTTGGTAAACGCCGAACTGCGAAAAGAATTTTACCTTGTAGACAACAAATAAAATCTAAAGAAAGGACAGGTGTTTTAATGTGCCAGCACGAGGAAATGTTAGCAATTTAAGGCCTGTCCGAAGCAAGGATGAAGCAAGGAAGAGAGGAACTGTTGGCGGCAAAAAATCCGGTGAAATCAGACGGGCAAAAAAAAACTTACAGCAGATAGCAAAAACGATACTTGAATCACAAGTACACGACGATAAAGCAAAAAACTTTTTACATGCTTTCGGCTTAGGCGAGCAAGACCAGAACTACCAAGCCTTAATGATAGCAAAGCTACTTAACAAGGCTTTAAAAGAAACCGACGTTAACGCAATTCGCACTCTTGCTACACTGGCAGGAGCTGACGGAGGTATATTGTCACTGGCGGAAGATGCAAGCGTTGAAACAATAGACGCTTACCAATCTATCTACATTCCGAATAATGGCAGAGATACATTTGAGCCGCTGTATCTAACTCCGCAACCGGGACCGCAAACAGCTTTCATGTGTTCTTCTGCTGATATAGTAATTTATGGTGGAGCAGCTGGCGGCGGAAAAACCTTTGCACTTCTCCTGGAAGGATTAAGGCATAAAGATATAGCAGGATTTAGCGGCGTTGTGTTCCGAAAAAATTATACTCAAATCACAGCTTCAGGCGGTTTGTGGGATGCTGCTAACAAAATATATGGACAAGTGCAAGGCGCAAAACCTAAGAAAACTCCAAAACTACATTGGTTTTTTAGTCCCAGCGGAGCAAGAATTCATTTTGCGCATTTGGAGCGTGACGAAGATTTGCAAGGCTGGCAAGGCTCAGAAATCTGCTATCTAGCATTTGACGAGCTGACGCATTTTAGCCGACACCAATTCTTGTATATGCTTTCTCGTAACCGTTCAACGTGCGGTATTCGTCCTTATGTAAGAGCGACGTGCAACCCGGACAGCGATAGTTGGGTAGCTGATTTTATTTCTTGGTGGATAAATCAAGATACAGGCTATCCAATCTACGAGCGAAGCGGTGTTGTGCGTTATATGTGCGTCCTGAATGATACGATTTATTGGGGCAGTAATCCGCATGAACTCGCAAAGGAACACGGCGTAAATGTTGAAGAATGCAAGTCGGTTACGTTTATAGCGTCTAAACTGACAGACAATAAGGTTTTAATGGCTAAAGACCCTTCGTATATGGCAAACCTTAAAGCGTTGGCAGAAATTGACAAGGAACGTCTTTTATATGGTAACTGGAAAATCCGTCCTGCTGCTGGTATGTACTTTAAAACAGAAAACTTCACCTTTGTTGATGCTGTACCGAAAAATATCGTTGCTTATGCACGTTCCTGGGACTTGGCAGCAACAGAGCCTACGCCGCTTAACCCAGACCCTGATGCAACGGCAGGCGTGTTAATGGGACTGCTTGACGATGGCAGAGTAATTATTCTTGATGTAAAGCGCAAGCAGATAAAGGCGAATGACGCTAGGAATCTTCTGCGTAACATGGCAGCAATAGACCAGGGCAAATACAAATTTGTACAAATCACGATACCGCAAGACCCAGGACAGGCAGGCAAGGCGCAAGCTCAAAGTCTTGTATCAATGCTTGCCGGGTACTCGGTAGAGATTGTATCGCCGACAGGCAGCAAAGAGGTTCGTGCTACTCCATTTGCTTCACAGGTACAGGCAGGAAATGTCCTTATCCTTAAAAGTGAATGGAATGATATGTATCTGTCAGAACTTGAATCGTTCCCGGAAAGCAAGCATGATGATATGGTGGATGCGTCAAGTGATGCGTTTAACAAGCTCATGAATTCACGCAGCTGGGGCGGCTTAACGAGCTAGGAGGAATAATGGTAAAAAGAAAAGATAATTCAATTCGTGCAGACAGCGGATTTAAAGATGCTTTTATTGCACGTAAAGCTCGCAATTATGAAGGTCTGCTGAACGAGCGAAAACTCACAGACCAGGCTTTGGCTACAATGTACAGAAATGCTCTTGTGCGTAGAATTGTTACAATGGCTGCCGATGATGCTATGAAGAATTTTATAGAAATCGAAGGCGATTCTGACGATTGTATCTTGCAGGAGCTTGAAACGCTGTTTGTGCAGGAAAAGCTTACAGAGGCTTTATATTGGGACAGACTGTTCGGTATGTCTTGTGCTCTTATCCTTGCTGACGATGGGCAGGAATTAAGCGAGCCTATTAATATCAACCGTTTGCGCAGGATTAACGGATTAGAAGTTTTTGACAAGCGAGATATTTACCCGGATACCACCTCAATTTATCTTGATACAGATATTCGAGATGTAAATTTTGGCAAGCCTGAGTTTTACATGATTTCGCCACCGAACGGAAATCAGTTTAAGGTACATCGAAGCAGACTGCTGATTTTTGACGGCGAAATGCTGCCGAAGATAGAGCGCATTGCTAATAACGGTGCTGGCTTATCCTGCCTGGATGGTGTTCCGGCTGCGCTAAACCGTGTAAAAACTGCAATGAATAAAACAATCGACATAATGGACAAGGTTAGCACGTCACTGTTAAAGCTCGAAGGCTTAAGCAATTTACTGACAAGAGAGGACGGCACGCAAGCAGTTATTCGGCGTTTAGAGCTGATAGACTACTCACGCAGAATAAATGGCAGCGTAGCCGTTGACAAGGAAGATGAATACGGCATTTTCAACATTCCGCTTACAGGCTTGACGGATATTATTCAAGAGTTTGAGCAAGCTTTATGTGCTGTTACAAGCTATCCTTTTACTGTATTGTTTGGGCGTTCTCCGGCTGGCATGAACAGCACAGGCAAGAGCGACTTGCAGATTTACTATGATAACGTCAGACGTATTCAACGCAGGAAGATTCGTCCTGCATTAGAGTATCTTGTAAGACTTATCCAGCTTGCAAAAGAAGGACCTACCAACGGCAAGGAGCTTGAAAAGTGGAGCATTAAATTTAAGGCAATCGAACCACTGAATGATCTGGAACAAGCCAACGTCGACAAGACGCAGGCAGAAGTAAGAGCTGCCGTTGTTAAGCTTGTTTTTGACCTAGTTGATAATCAACTGTTAGACGCAACACAAGCACGCCAATACCTTAAAGAGCGTGGCGATATTCCAGTTACAGAAAGTGAGCTGGATTTAGATGATGAAGAAACAGAAGAAATCAATACGTTACCTTAAAGTAAAGAAGCGTCCAAAATATCCAAAGAATTTTGAACGTGATTATTATCGCGTCCTCAGAGCCGTTGTAAGACGTTTAAAAAGTGCCACGAATAACAATATACCAATGCTGACATATTCGCTGCGTCAGGACGATGACAGCACCGTTACAGATGCTTTCGTTCAGGCGATACTTTTAGAGCTTTTAAAGAGCATGACTGTTGAGGAAGCTATAAGCGAATTAGAGCTTATTCTTGCTGGCGTGTCCAGCGTTGTCGATGCTAATGTTATCAGTGCCTTTGCGGAAGCAGTCAGCGTTGATGTGTTTTTAAATGATTCGGTTTTACTTGATACAGTAAAAGCGGAATGGAAAGCGCAGCAAGGCAGGCTTGTGGACAGCATAGTCAATACCTACATCGAAAAGCTACAAATCATTGTAAGCAATGCTGTTCAGCGTGGTACTGCCATGAGCGAAGTTGAAGAAGAAATCAAGGTACTGCTTAACACTACCGACAAGCGAGCAAAATTTATTGCAAGGAATGAGGTAGGCAATCTGAACGGCATTATAACGATGAGAAGGCAGGTTGATTGCGGTATAAGCGTGTATCAATGGTCATCGTCACATGATGAACGTGTCAGACCTTCTCATGCTGAAATGGATGGGAAATACTTCTATTGGAACAGCGATAAGATGGGCGAGATTAACGGCATAAAGGTTTATCCTTCTCCGAAATATCATCCGTGTATGGATTATAACTGCCGCTGCGTAGCATTACCTGTTATTGACCTGGAGCAATGGAACATGACAACAGCAGTTCCAATGGGTAGGGTTGATGTAAAGAAAAGCAAAGAATTAAGCTAGAAGGCGTATGCGAGAAATTGCATATGCTTTTTATATACCCCAAAATAAGGAGGTGAATTTTTTGGGAAGTGTACAACGATATGAGCGCATTGATTCATGGATGTTTGTTAGCGGTGCAGTTACTGACGCTGACGGCTTCTTGCGTGATTCTCCGATTGTGGCACGTACTGGCATCTATATCTACCAACAGCCAGACGGGACTATTAGACGAGAGTACAGACCGCCGGAGGAAGTGTTCGACGCTGACAGTGAAGCAAGCTTTGTCGGAAAGCCTATTGTGGTAGGACACCCAGCCAGCGGCATTGTAAACAGCGATACCGCACAAGATTTAGCCATTGGCACGATTTTGTCCAGCGGTTATCAGAAGGACGAAACAAATATTGCCTGTGACATTGTTATCCATAATCCCTCTGCTATCGGTGAAAAGCGTGGCTTGTCTTTAGGTTACAGAGTGGATGTTGAAGAAACTCCAGGCACTACACCGGACGGACAGCAATATGATGCTATCCAGCGCAACATTCGTATCAATCATTTAGCCGTTGTTGACAGGGCACGTGCCGGAGCAAAAGCACGGCTTAATCTTGACGGTGACGAAATTATCGAAGGAGTAGAAACAAAAATGAAAATTAAAATTGATTCTGTTGATTTTGAAGTTGACGAAAAAATTGCTAACTATGTCAACTCTCTGCAAAACAAAGAAGAAAACGCTCGTGTAAAGCTTGATACTGCTAACACTGAGCTTAAAACTGTAAAAGAGCAAAATACCACTCTTAAAGCTGATGCTGACGCTTTAAAAGCTAAAGCTGATGCAATGACCGCAGAACGTGATGCTTTGAAAGCTAAAGTTGATGCTGCTGACGCTGAAAAAGAGAAAGCTGTAAAAGATGCTGTTGAAGCTGTAAAGGCTGATATGCAGGAACGTGCGGAGCTGGAAGAAACCGCTAAAATTGCTAAGGTTGAAAAAACCGATGGCTTGACCAACGCTGAATTAAAAGAAGGCATTGTTAAAGCTGCATTTGGCGAAAGCTTTAAGCTTGACGGTGCGTCTGATGCTTATCTTGACGGCGCATATTCTGCTGCTAAAGAGATGCTTCGCAATGATAACGCAAAAAATCAAGCCGTAAAAGCTAAAGGCGGTGCTGAAAAGCAAGAAACTAAGAATGATTCTG